CTCTGCTATTTCAGGGGCAATTAAGTCCCTTCACAATCGTTGTGGAGGTCTTGGCAACTGGATAGTACGTGTTATTGGTTGATATCCTATGGTAGATATCCCCGGGGAGAGATCATTTATGAAAATAAATGAAGTCTAACGAATGTGACTGTCTTTGGAAGAGAGCCACACCGCCCGCATACCTATGTATGATGGTTAAACATTGTTCATATAACGTCTTCCACAATTAAGTGAAACTGATTCTACAACTTAGTTGCATTTGAATCAGAAACAGATTAAGAGGGGCCTTTCGGCACAAACATTATATTCACGATGAGAAACATCATGCAAAACAAACTGGATTCAGTGGGGTTCATGTCTTTCAACATGTTCCCGCATTGAACACGGCTTTTGATATGGAGTTTACAACTCGAGAAAGCTCCTTATATGAAACTCTGTGATCGGCTAATGCGTATCTGAAAGGCTTCAGGAGGATTATTCCTCGTGAAGTACTTAAAGGAGTGCACTAGAATATTACAGGCTCATATATCAGGCCATCCTATATCCCTTAGTGAAGGGTGTATTATTGGCTTGGAGAAGGGACTACCTACTATCATTCCTTTTGCCTTGAGACAGAGAATTCTGTCCGGGGTAGAGGATGATATAAGGGGAGTCCTATCACTTCTTCAGGCGTACCGGGTTATAAAAGTACCCGGCGTATTAAAGCTATCGACTATCACTGATCCATTTAAAGGTCAGTCTAGTACGTTAGGTAAATACGAGCTAATTAGAGCTGTAAAGGAGTTAGGTAAGTTACCTGAACTGAAACCTATTACACTTAAATTACTTACGTCTGCAGGACCAAATCACTCAACTTCAATGCTAGGAGTCTGAAAAGACGTTCTAGCTTGGAGAGATTCTGCGTTGCTTCCCTATCTGAAAGAATTTATCACTCTGACAGATGGGGACAACTCAGACTTTCTTAGTCTGCTTAATTCGGAATTAGATTTCTTATCTGATGTTGAAGTTACTACTTCAAAAGAGAATAAGAAGCTAATTCTCGGTAAGCTTTCTGAGAAAGAGGAGGCGGCCGGAAAAGTGAGAGTGTTTGCCATAACTGATGCTATAACACAAAGTGTGTTAGCCCCAATTCATGATGCGATCTTTCTGGTGTTAAAAGCCCTCCCTATGGATGGGACTTTTGATCAAGATAGACCTCTTAAGAGACTGATGTCTCTTCATGAAGAAGGTGCATTAGCTGGACAAACATTCTACTCCTACGACCTGAGCGCGGCTACCGATCGATTACCTATAGCACTCCAAGTACAAGTTTTAGCTTGTCAATTGGGAGACACCTTAGCGGAGTTATGAGCAAAGCTCTTAACCGACCGTGATTGGTGGCTTATCAACAAAGATAATCCTGAAGGATTACCTTTACGATATGCTGTTGGGCAACCGATGGGTGCATTATCATCATGAGGGATGCTAGCATTGACTCACCACACAGTGGTTCGTTATGCAGCAAACCAAGTCGGTATTTCCGACTTTAGTCATTATGCTCTTCTGGGTGACGATATAGTTATCGCGAACACAGAAGTTGCAAAACGCTATCATGAGATAATGACTGTCGTACTTGGGGTTGATATCAATCTTTCTAAGTCGTTAGTTTCAGAGCATTCTTTGGAGTTTGCTAAAAGACTAATTACTACAGAAGGAGAGGTATCTCCAGTTGGAGCCAAGAATTTGTTAGTAGCTCTAAAGACATTGAAGGGAGTTCCCTCAGTGCTTTTAGATCTAGTTAACAAAGGAAAGGTCTTTTCCGAGGGTCAAATATTGAGAATGCTAGAGACTATGCCAACTGTCCAAAAGACAGCTGCTAAGTCACTAGTATGAACAATACTTGGACCATTCGGGTTTATACCTTCGAAAGACGCAATTACTTCTTCATTGAAGATTAGTACTGCTGTACTTTCGGAGTCTATAAACGGACTACTACAAGACGTAGACGACACTAGATACAGTGAAGATCTGCGAACTTGAGTTTCTAACTGTGATAAAGCACGGAAAACCGTGGCTCGTATCGCCGAGTTAGAATCTATGGAGTTATACGGAAAGTGTATGGAGTTATCTCCTATGCTCATGTATATCTTCAAAGATGCTCTTGCAAAATCCGTAAATCTACGGGAAAATTGCAAGCCGAAGCCAGAACCTTTCGAGAACGGACCTTGAAATAACAAAGATATTTCTTACGAAGAACGTATAGATGAAGGTATGAAATACCTTACTTCTAGAGTTCGTTTTGATAAGAATGAAACTGTGTCAATCAAGGATCCTTTCGCGACTGATAAGGTCCCTATGATGCTCACTGTACCCATTAAGCCTGACGTGTTCTGACGTGAGGTATCTAATGTGTACATGGATTGATGATTGTTCTAAAGTCATCTTCCAGAGTCATAGATGTGCCC